CTGCCACAATGGCAGGCCGGGCCTGGCCGGGCCCCGGCGCGACCCCCACCCGGGGGGTGTAGCGCGCTATTGCTTATATTATCTGGATTTGCAGCTGGCCAGACCCGGCCAGGCCGCGTCCGCCCCAACCCCGGCGGGGGCCAGGGTCCGTACTCGGACCCTGGACAGACCAGACTCTGGGTCTGGCCTGGCCCTGCCGGAATTCTGCGCACGAACCTAAAAGGTTTGTTTCTTCCCCAAAAAAAATATATAAGAAAAAACTCTTAGGCATGTGTTTCACTTTTCAGGCCGGGGGCGCCGCCGGGGGCGACAGACCGACCGCCGCCCGCGCCGGGGGCCGCGGGAACAGGGCCATGAGCCTGGCACAGACCCGTTCCTGACGCAGAGCCAGCTCAGGATCAGGGGCCCGGGCCCGCCGCTGGGCCGCGCAGGCGGCGGCGTACTCCTGGGCCGCCTCGAGCAGGGCCCCCGGGGGGTCGATGTGGCGCAGGAAGGCCAGGACGGCCCCCGGGCGCCTCAGCTCCACCAGGCCGCGGTACCGCAGGCGCGCGACCGGCGAGGGGCCGCAGTTCTCGGCGGCCAGCTGCTCGCGCAGGTGGTCCCGGAACCAGCGCTCCCAGCCCGGCTGGATGCGGATTTCGAGCTGGACGCGGCGCTTCTTGTACCGCCGGAGGCGCAGCATGAACCAGGTGAAGTCCCAGGTCTGGGTCATCAGAACTTCCTCCTGTAGAAGTGGAGCCGGTCGGGGTCGATTTCCAGCTCGCTGAAGCGGGCCACGCGCCGCCGGCCGCCGCCGGAGCCCGCGCCGGCCCGGTGCCGCCCCTCCTCGACGTCCCGGCGGAACCGGGAGGCCCATTCCTGCAGGATCCGCACCAAAGCGGCGTCCCACCGGGCCTTGATCACGTCACGCTCGAGCCACAACTGGCCCGAAAGCTCCTCAAATCGCGATTCCCCGAAGATTTCTTGGGCCTTTGCGAGGATTTTGTCCCGCATGTGGCCTGAAAGGGCAGAGACCCATGACCGGGATCGAGTTCATTGACAGCCTCCCCACAATTGATAGCTTCAAAAGCGAGGCGCACTTGTCGCTGACCGATCCCATCGCTGGGGTCTACCTCCTTTGTGCTGATTCCGGCGTCGTCTACGTCGGGCAGAGTGGCGATATTCGCCGCCGTCTTCAGCAACATCGATCCGAGGGCCGAAAAGCGTTCGTCACAGCCAAATGGTACCAGATCGACGACGTAACTGCAAGGCTCAGGGTAGAGGCAATTCTGACCCTGGCTCTGTGGCCCAGCCTCAATGACGGGGTCTTCATCGGCCTGAAGAACCCCATCTCGGGGGGCCGACGTTGTTGGGAGATCGATCGGAAACGGGTGTACCGGAGGCGCCGGAAGTGACCGCGCGGCAGAAGGAACAGCGGAACGCCTCCAACAAGCGTCGAAAACAGGAGCGCCGGGCCTGGATTCAGGGTTACAAGATGGCGACGGGCTGTGCCTTGTGTGGATTCAAGGCGCACCCAGAAGCCCTGCAGCTGCACCATCTCGACCCCACACAGAAGACCCGGACCTTCGGGAATTCGTACCTGTGTTCCTGGGACACGCTCCGGGCCGAACTGGTCAAGTGCCAGATCCTGTGTGCGAACTGTCACGCCATCGTTGAGGCAGGCAAGCGGGGCGGGGCCGGCCTGGCCAGGTGAGACCCAGGAATGATCCCAGACACCCCCCAGACACCAAAATCGACGGAAGGGGCCTCAGAACGCGCCTACGAGGGTCCCGACAAGATCCAGATCCGGCCTCCGGGCATGGACCAGGGCCCTGCCGCCCGCGTCCCGGCGCGCCGGCCCACGATCACGACCTGCCTGGAGAAGGGCCTGGAGTCGGCCCTCTCGGTCACCGAGAAGGACGTCCGCGAATTCGTGCCCTCCGACCACGTGCTGCTCGTGGGGGAGGCCCTCCTCGCCGGCCAGTCCACGCTCACGGGCATGCGGGGCTACTGCGGGCTCGAGGAGCGGCACATCAAGGCCGTGCTCAACAACCCCGTGGCCATGGCCTGGCTGTCGGTCCAGTGCGCCGCGCTCTTCAAGAGCCGCTCGGCGGTGGTCGACGCGGCCATGTACCTGCGTGCGGCCGGGGGCGACGTGGCGGCAGCCAAGCTCTTCTACGAGCGCATGAAGATCATGGACGCGGGGCAGAAGGTCCTGCACGAGCACCGGGTTTCGGGCAGCATCGACCTGTCCAAGCTCTCGGACCTGGAGCTGGAGAAGATCCTGGCCGAGAAGGTCCGCATGCTGCCACAGGCCCTGCGCAAGCTGACGCCGATCGACGCCGAGTTCCAGGTGAAGGATGAGCCAAAGGCCTGATCTCGAACTGCACCTCCAGGCGATTTCCGAGCTGGAGCGCCGGCACCGCGCCGCGCCGCTCCTGTACTACCAGCCGCACGGAAAGCAGCGGACTTTCCACGACATGTCCCGGAACGTCCGGCGGCGCCTATTCTTGGGGGGCAACCGATCCGGCAAAACAACCGGCGGGCGCCACGAGGCCGTGGCCCACGCCTACGGCTACCGTTACTGGGAGGTCCCCGACCTGAAGCTCGGCCCGGACGGCGACCTGCCGCCGCGGGACCAGATCCCCACGGTCCACTGGATCCGCCGGCACGACGGGATCCCCGTGCGGGTGCCCAACGTGGGCGCCGTGATCTCCGGGCTCCCGCGCCAGAAGGGCATTGGGCAGAACATCTGGCCCGCGCTCGAGAGCATGCTGCCGGAGCGGACCCGGTCGCGCCTGCGCGTGATCCGCTCGGCGGGCGGCGTTCCCGAGTTCTGCGACCTGCCCAACGGCTCCAGGATCATCTTCCTGTCCGAGGAGATGGACGACATGGTCTTCGAGGGCTGGAGCGCCGACTGGGCCTGGGTCGACGAGCCCATCCGCCAGTCGATCTACTCGGCCCTCTGGGCGCGCCTGTTCGACTACCAGGGGTCCATCTGGTTCACCCTGACGCCCCTCGCGGCCAAGTGCGCCTGGATGTACCAGTCCATGTACCTCGAGCGCCCGAAGGACGTCGGCGTCGTCGAGGTCTCGATGGCCGACAACCCGGTGAACACTGCGGCCATGATCGCCGACTTCGAGAAGAACGGCGAGTACAGCGACCAGGAGAAGCGGGCCCGGCTCTACGGCACGTTCGAATTCCTGGGGAACCGGGTCCTCAGCCGGTTCGACCCCCAGGTCCACATCTGCAAGGCGTTCCTGCCGCCCCAGACCTGGATCCACGGGCTCGCGGTCGACCCGCACCACAAGCGGCCGGCCTTCATGCTCTGGTTCGCGTACAACCCCCACTCGAAGACCTACCACTTCTACCGCGAGTGGCCCACCGAGAATTTCTTCAAGATGAAGGAGGGCGGCCTGACGCCGGTCGAGTACGCGACCCTGATCCGCAACGCCGAGGGGGCCATCAAGGTCCACGCGCGCATCTGCGACCCGCGGTTCGGCAAGGCGGAGCACCAGCGGCACGGTTTCCACGAGACCAGCTGGGTCGACCTCATGCGGCAGCAGGGGCTCTACTTCGACGCCAACGTGCCGAACGTGGGCACGATCGACTACGGGCACCAGCAGATCGACGCGCTGATGCGGTACGACAAGAACTTCCCCATCGGCCCCACCAACCACCCGCGCATCTACGTCCACGAGGGGCTCGCGAACCTCCAGACTGCGCTCATGAACTACGCCTTCATCGACGCGAAGGACACGAAATCGCCGTACCAGACCGTGTCGGAGGAATTCAAAGACCCCGCCGATTGCCTCCGGTACGCGATTCTGTATCCCCTGCCGCCGACTGACGATCAGTACGCCGGCCTGCAGCGGTACTCCGAGGACGACCTGGCCGATGCGAACTCCTACTGAAGTGGCCTGAAAGGGTGACATGACGCTCTCTTGGCGGGACATCGCCGGCTGGTCCGCAGACATCGAGACCTTCTACGACCACATCGCCCGCACCTGCGAGCCGGAGGCGACCCTGGTTGAGGTCGGCGTCTGGTGCGGCCGGTCGGTGATCGGCCTCGCCCAGATGCTCAAGGACTACCGGAAGCCCTTTGTGACTGTTTACGCCGTCGACGCCTTCAAGAACACCGAGGGCCTGACCGAGGACATGCGGACCTTCATCGCCTCGCAGGGGGGCAGCATCCGGCCGATCTTCGAGCAGAACTGCCGCCTGGCGCACGTCGACGACCAGGTCCGCACGCTCGAGGGGGACTCGGCGGAGTGCGCCTCGCACTTCATCGACGGCGAGCTGGACATGGTCTTCATCGACGCGGACCACCGGTTCGAGTACGTGGCGCGGGACATCAAGAGCTGGCAGCCGAAACTGCGGCGCGGGGGCGTGCTGGCGGGGCACGACTACGCCGACGAGAGCGTGGCGCGGGCGGTCCAGGAGCTGCTGCCGGGAGCGGCGGTCCAGGGCCTGGTCTGGTTGAAGTTGAAGGAGTGAGCATGAAGTACGCGATCGTTGTCTTCTGCGGGCTGGCGCTGGCCGGCTGCGTCGCCGTCGACCGGCACGCGGCCCTCGAGGACCTGGGCGACCACTACGGGGTCCAGTCCTACCCGGACGGCGAGATCTACAAGCTGCCGGACGGCACGCCGGAGCTGGACGGGCGCCCGGACTACAAGCCCGAGGAGGTCGCCATCAAGGTGGCCGGCGAGGCCGCGACCCACGGGGGCGACCCGGTCGGGCTCGCGATCTACCTGGCCCTGGGCGCCGGGGCGGTGGGCATCGGCCTCCTGAAGCGGAAGGTCCTGGGGCAGGCCCTGGTCAAGATTCTCGGCTCGGCAGGCGCCGCGGTGGTCGAGAAGGAACTCGAGGGCAAGCCCAAGGAGTGAGCATGCCGTTCCGCAGCGCGAAACAACGCCGGTTCATGTACGCCGTCCACCCGGACATCGCCAAGCGGTGGGCCGAGGAGTTCGGCAACAAGGTCGTGCCGGCAAAGAAATCGGCAAAAAAGGAGAAGAAGCGTGGCTGATCTGCGCAAGAAGGCCGCAATGCAGTCCCAGATGGCGGAGTCGCTCCGGATCGTGACCGACCAGGAGTACGAGGCCCAGAAGCGGGTCGGGCGGGATCCCTCGCGGCGCAACATGGACGATCTCGAGGGGCTCCAGCGCGCGAAGCGGTTGTACCAGCGGCGGATGGCCGGCATGGAGGACGACGAGTGATCTGCGAGGAGTGCGGTCAACCGACCGAAAAGCTCGTGCCCCTGATCTACAAGAACCTCTACTTCCGCGGTTCGCGGCTGAAGTTCCAGATCTGCGTCAAGTGCATGAAGGCGCGGCTCGATCGGGCCAAGGTCCGGGGTGACGACTGATGCAGGTCATCTTCTCGACGCCAGTCGGCGTCCCCAACTGCCCCCTCTACGACCGCCTCACGGCGCGCTGGCGCCGCCTGGATCCCGGCGCCGTCGAGCACCGGGGCCTGCGCGGCGAGATCCACGGGGACCGCCTCGTGCGCCTGTGGGGCGACATCTACGTCAACGAGCGGGGCCTGA